TTCCGTTCGTTAAAGGCGGCTCCACAAACGAAAACGGCATCCCCAAGGCGATCATTACGTACGAAATTACCTCGACCGGCGCGGGCGACCTTTCCATTCGCCCTATGCTCGGTGGGGTCGTGCGTTTCGACAAGCTCGTAATCGACGCCGACGGCGACAATTCGAATGTCGACGCCGCGGTACTCGACCAAATGCGCGATTACGCTCAAATCACCGTTGACGTTCGTCAAGTGTCCTACCTGGACAATCAGTAAAGGGAGGTTGAAAAGTGAGCAACGAAAAAACCAAAAAAATGCTTCGCGCCTACGCAGACGGCGCGCCCCCGACGCTGTTTTTGTCCGGCATGTTTCAGGCGCCCCCGGAGAATTTTCACAATTCCCAATCGGTCGAGATCGACATTCAACGCGACGACGAGGATGTCGCGATTGCAATCGACGACCTGTCGACCGGGTATCGGTACAGCGCCGAAGAGCTCTATACGAACAAAGAGTTCACGCCGCCGAAATTCAAAGAAGCGTTCGCAATCCAGGCGTACGACCTTTTGAAGCGGTACGCCGGTCGCGACCCGTTCGCCGACGAAGAATTTCAGCGAATCGCGACTTTGCGTGCATTCAAAGGTTTCCGGAAACGTCAAGAGATGATTCTCCGATCAATGGAGTGGCAAGCCGCGCAAGTGTTTACCACCGGAACCGTGACCTTGCCCGACGAAAACGGCAACGCGAAATACGCAATCGACTACAAGCCAAAAACCGCGCATTTCCCGACCGCCGCGGTGGGTTGGGATCAGTCGACCGGCGACCCGATTGGCGACTTGCTCGCGCTCATCGAAGAAATTCGAAACAACGGTCTTTCCGACCCGCGTCGGCTCGTTTTCGAGTCGTATGGTTGGGAAGCTTGTATGGAAAACGGAAATTTTCGCGACCGCATGAATACCCGCTACGTCCAATTGGGCGATATTACGGCGTTTCAAGACGTGGGCAACGGGGGGACTTTCCGAGGCACCCTTCGAGTCGGCGCCTACGAAATGGAATGTTGGACGTACCGAGGGCGGTACAAACACCCTCAAACGGGCACCAAGACGACTTTTATCCCCAAGGGGCGTGTCGTCGTCATGTCGCCCGGCGCGCGTCTCGACGCGACTTTCGGGTCAATCCCGCGGTTCGTGCCGCCCGACGCTCGGGTGCTCCCGTACATCCCGCGGCGGATTTCGAATCGGCGCAACCGTTCCGATATGTTCGTCAATGCGTGGCTTGAGCCCGACGGCGAGACTTTGATGGGCGGGGTCGGTTCCCGGCCGCTTATGATCCCGACGGCAATCGACACGTTCGGGTGCATTAACGCCAATTTGAGCTAGTTTTTCCGGCGGCTTGACGGGGCGGCGTGTTGAACCGCCCCGTTGAGTCTTGCCATTTTGGAGATGAAAAAATGAAATACGTAATCGCGCCGAAACGTTCGATTGTTTCCAAGCGGGGCATTTTGAGCGAGGGCCAAGTCGTTTCCGAGAAAGATTTTGTCTCGGCCGAGGTTTTCAACAAGATGAAAAAAGACGGATTCGTCGTCGAAAAAGGCGCCTACGAGACCGTGCGGAGCACCCTCAAAGATGTCGCTAAAGACGAAGAAATACCGCCCCCGGTAAGCGGCGACGACGACGAAGAAAAACCGGTCGTGAAAAAGAAAAAATAGCCGATGGGTATTCGGGAACGGGCAGAGCGCGACGCGAGGCGCATCCTAAACGATAAAGACAAGGGTAAAGGGCTCGATATTGTCTTGACCGACCCGACGGGGGCGACGTTCGACCTTATTGGGTGGCAAAACGATATTGCCGAGACATTCGACCCCGATACCCAAGACTATATCTCGGGGCGCCTTGTAAACGTGTCTTTGTCTATTTCCGACTTAGTCGACGCCGGTCTCGAAATACCCGAATCGGAGCCCGACCCGAATAAACGCCCCTGGCTCGTCGAATATGACGATTTGTGGGGCGTGACTTTGAAGTATAAAGTCGCAAAGTCGGTTCCCGACCGCGGTCTTGGAATCGTTGTCTTGTACCTCGAAGTCTATGAGGATGCGATTGTATGACGATTCAAAGCCTTATAGATAAACAAGATACATACGAGGTCATTCGAGACCAAATCGCCGCCATATTGTTGGCCGAAACGACGAGTCAACAAGCCCTCGCGACGGGCGAGGGCAAAGATCCGGACCTTTGGGCGTTCGATGTGTACGTCGAGCGTTTTAATCCGTGGGAGCGGTGGCAAAACGACCGATCCGAAGGCACCCCGATTGTAAACGTCTGGTACGAATCCGACTCGACCGACCTCGGCGCGTCGGAAATGGCGTATCGACAAAAGCACGACGGGCTTTTTCACGTCGATTGTTACGCCCGAGGCGTCTCAAAAGCCGACGGCGGTACCGGGCATGTCCCGGGCGACAAAGCCGCCGTTTTGGAGGCGCAACGGGTTACGCGTTTGGTTCGAAATATTCTCATGGCTTCGACTTATACGTACTTCGGTTTAAGGAAAACCGTTTGGCGGCGTTTTGTTCAAAACCGTGTGATTTTTCAGCCGACGTACAACGACCGACCGGTTCAACAAGTTATGGCGGGGCGTTTAACGTTTGCCGTCGAGTTTTCCGAGTACTCGCCGCAATACGAGGGCGAAACCCTCGAATTGATTTCGGCTCAAGTGAAACGTGCCGACGACGGAAAGGTCTATTTTACGGCCGATTACGACGTTACTACGTAGAAAGGTAGAAAAATGACACTATCAACGGCCGTCGACCCGTCCGTAATCGCTCGGGTGCTCGGCATTGAAACCAAATACGAAAATTTCGGGCCCGCGGGCACGGCGTTTTTGCCGCAACGAATTGCAGTCGTCGCCATGGGCGACGATGCAAATACCTACTCGACCACGAAACGGACCGTTGCGAGTTCTCAAGAAGTCGGCGAGGTCGAAGGGTACGGCTCGCCCGCTCATCTTATTCTCGACCAATTGTTGCCCGTCAACGGTGACGGAGTCGCCCCGATTCCGATTGATCTGTACCCGCTCGAAAATCCGGCGGGCGGTACCGCAAGCTCGGGCGATATTACTCCGACGCTCGGGACGATTACCGACGCCGAGTACGCGGTCAAAATCAACAATTACGCTTCGGCAAAATTCACGGTCGTCACGGGCGATACGGTCGGGTCGGTCGTTACCAAAATGGTCGCGGCGGTCAATGGCGTTTTGAAAATGCCGATGATCGCAAGTGACGGCACGACAAAGCTCGACCTCGACGCGAAATTCAAGGGCACCTTGTCAAATGAGCTGTACATTGAGATTGACGGCCCGACGAATGCGGGCGTGACGTGGGCGATCACCCAACCGACGGGCGGCTTGACAAATCCGACCGTTGACGCCGCCCTTGCCCAAATTGGTAACGTTTGGGAAACGCTCATCGTTAACGGTTTGGAATTGAGCGACTCGACCGCCCTCGATACGTACCAAAGCATCGGTGACGGCCGGTGGGGCGCCTTAGTGCGCAAGCCTTTTATGGTGCTCACCGGTACCGTCGAGGCGACCGCGGCGACTGCATACGCCATTTCTGACGCTCGCCCGACGGATCGGGTCAATGTCTTTTGCCCCGAGCCAGGCGGCAACGACTTGCCGTTTGTTATCGCCGCGCGCACGTGCGCGCGGTCAGCAAAACAAGCGAATGTCAACCCGCCGGTCGACTATGGCGGGCTCAAGCTGGATACTTTGACCCCCGGCGCTGATGGGAGCCAGTGGAATTTTTCCGAGCGTGACGCGGCCGTCAAAGCCGGGCATTCGACTATCGAGGTAATCGACGGCGTGCCCGAAATTGCCGACCTCGTGACATGCTACCACCCGAGCGGTGAAGAGCCGCCGGCGTACCGGTATGTAGTCGACATACAAAAGCTTATGACGACTATCTACAATCTAGACGTGCGCTTCGGTGCGGCCGAGTGGAAATCGGCGCCCTTGATTCCCGACGGCGAACCGACTCGGAACCCGGCGGCGCGGAGCCCCAAAGACTTCGTTACCGCCGCGGCGAATATCGTCCGAAATCTCGGGCTTGACGCCGTCTTGGTCCGAACGGCCGAAACGATTCCTTTGATTCAAGCCGAAATCGACTCGTCGAATCCGAAACGCGTCAATTTGTACGTCCCGGTCTATCTGTCCGGCAACACGAACGTAAAGAGCATTACGCTTGCCTTCGCGTTCAATTTTGGAGGTTAAGCCATGAGTACCGGTGGACCCATTGAATCAATTAGCTACGCCGGCCGTACGTTTGCAGTCGCGGCCGACGCCGACGTCAACATGAAATTGGGCGGTTTCCAAGGCGAGACCGAAATGAACGGCAATTTGACCGGTCGCAAACTGATCAATGTCATAAAGTGGGAAGTCTCAAACCTCGCGCTCGACATCGACATCGATAACGGCGACCTCGAATTTCTGTCCGAACGAGCCAAGGCAAAAGACTACGACGATTTTTCGGTTACTTTTGCATCGGGCGCCGTTTTCGCGGGCGAGGGTTGCGTTACTGGGGAAATTCCCTATGCAAGCGCAAACACGACCGCGGCGGTTTCGTTCTCGGGCCCCGGCGAGCTCGTGAAACAAGCCTAGCACCCTCGGGGGTTGTGATTTTGTGCGTCGCGCGGGTTATCCCCCACCCCTTCCCCACGCCGAGGGGGCGCGACGCCCCTTTTTAAGCAAAGGTGTGGGACATGTCCGAAAATTTTTCAGTCGATAGGGAAACCGCCGAACGCGATTTCGACCGTATGGTCGCGGCAATGCGTGTCATGATGAAATCCTTTGGTGACGAGAACGAGCAACGGGATAAAGAAGCCGACCGCGAGGCAATCATATACCAAATTATGCTTGGAAACGCTTCGGTCGACGACGAGGGTCGTCTTTCATATACGACCGGGGAAGGGGACACTTTAACATTCAAAAAGCCTAAAGGGGCGGCAATGGCGGCGATTGACCGCGTTAAGGAAACGAAAAAAGTCGCCCAAGGATACGCGATTTTGGCCGAATTGACGGGCAAAGCGCCGGTTTTTTTCGTCAATCTCGACCAATACGACGTCAATGTTTGCTTGGCGGTCATGACCCTTTTTTTAGTCCAGTAACGGGGCCGACGCTTGTCCGTAACGGAGCCGACGTCGTGCCATGGGGATACAGCATGTTTAGTGTGTACACTGAAATGATTTTACAAATTCTCATGGATTTCCATATCGGCGACAGTTGGAAA